GGGCGCGCTGATGGCGGTGCTCGTGACGCTCCAACAGGCGAAGGATTACCTGCGCACCGGGACGCCGGCCGGGCATCCCGACGACGCCGCGCTCCAGCTGACGCTCGACGCCGCCGAGGACGTGATCCTCGAGTATCTCAGCCCGTACCCGGAGGACGTGCTGATCGTCGCGGCCTGGACGCCGGCGACCGCGCCGGCGATCGTGCCGCAGATGATCCTGTTCCAGGCCGGCGAGTACTGGCGCTTTCGCGGCGACGACCTCGAGGGCGGCGGGCCGCGCCGGGACCTCGACCGCGGCGACCTGCATCCGCTGGTGGTCGGCGCCCTGCGCCGGCTGCGGACCCCGGTGATCGCATGATGCCCGCCGGCCGCCGCACCAAGGTCGTGACGCTCGAGAACCCCGGGCCGCCGATGCCCGACGGCGCCGGCGGCTATACCGAAACCTGGGCGGCGCTCGACCCGCCGTGGACGTGGGCCGCGCTCGACGCGCTCGCCGCGGCGGATATGGAACGGGTCACCGCCGACACGCTCACCGCCGGCGGGACGCATCAAGTCACGCTGCCGTATCACCCGGGCGTGACGGTCGAGACCCGGCTCACCTACCAGGACCCCGACCGCGGGCCGCGCGTGTTCCAGGTGATCGGCCTGCGCGACCCGGACGAAGCGCGCCGGGAACTGGTGCTCGTCGCCGCGGAGGCGCTCCCGTGATCACATTCACGCTCGGCGGCGTCACGGTGCAGCAAAGCAAGTTCAAACAACTGCCGTCGTTCCTGGCGGCGCGGGCCCAGGCGGCGCTGGTGTCCCTGGGGACGACGGTCGCGGCCGACATCGCGGCGTCCTACCGGCAGCGCAGCGGGTTCCTGGCGAGCCGGGTGATCGTGCGGTCGCAACCACGGCAGACGAAAGCGCGCATCGTGATCGCCAACACGGCCAAGTACGCGCTGGCCTACGAGTACGGGTCGAAGCCGCGCACGACCAAGAAACGCGGGCGGCGCGGGCAGATGCCGGCGGCGCATAACTTCGTCCCGCGCATCATGCGGGCGCGCGCCGATGTCGTGCCGAAGGTCGCCGCGATCATGCGCGCGGAAGGGCTGACGGTCACCGGTGGCTGATTCCAGCGCGGTCGACTCGGCGGTGATTGCCCACCTGGCGCAGGATGCGACGCTCGCGGCGCTCCTGCCCGGTGGCGTGCACTTCGGCCTGGCGCCGCAGGGCAGCAAAGCCGCGTTTGCGCTGGTGAGGCTGGACGATAGCGCGGAAATCCCGGTGTTCGCGGAAATCCCGGCGCAGCGGCGCGCGATTGAAGTGCTGACGTATGAGGTGCAAGCGGTGGTGCAGACGAGCGCGATGGCGCCGGCGACAGACGCCGCGGCGCGGATTGACGCGCTGCTCGAGGACCAGCCACTGGCCGTGCCGGGGTTTACGTGGCTGTCGACGGTGCGCGTCGGGCGCATCCGCGATCCCGGCGAGCTCGATCCCTCTGATAAATCCATCCGATGGCAGCATCACGGCGGGCGCTATCGGGTCGAAGTAACGCCGACGGTCTAGGGAAGGACCGACACCATGATTCTTTCAGGACGCGATGGGCTCGTGAAATGGGACCCGACCGGCACCGGCGGCGTCAGTGCCGTGCCGCTCATCAGCATCAAGAGTTTCACGATCGATCTCACGACAGAAAAACTGGACGTTACCTGTTTTCAGGACACCAACAAGGTCTTTTTGCCCGGGATGCGTTCGGCGTCTGGCGACCTGAGTGGCCTGTACAATTCTGACGATTTTTCGCTGATCGAAGCCACCGCGCTCACCGCGCCAGGCTGGCTCGAACTCATTCCGCACAGCAACGATCCCAGCGCCGCGACCCCGCACAAGTTCAGCGGCCTCGCCTACATGGACGCCGCGATCGACACCAGTGTTGACGGGGTGCCGGAACTCACCGGGACCTGGATGGCGGCCGGGCCGTGGACGCTGCCGACCGGCTCCGTGGCCGACATCATGGCGCGGATGCGCGAGCGCCAGGAGCGCGCGAGCCACGACCGCGAGCGGGCCGCCGCCGCCGCGTAAATGTTTCGGACCGTCGTCTGTCTCGGACAGGGCGGGGCGATTCTCTGGGGCGACGGCGAGGCGGCGGCGCTCGCGACGTGGACGGTCGCGCGCGATGAATCCTATCGATTCACGCTGCGCGCCGTCATCGCGCGATCCGATCGCTATCGCCTGCGCCAGGTGCCGCTCCGATTCGCCGCGCCTCGCCGACACAAGCCGGCCGGGTTCTGGTGCTTCCCCGTGATCCCGAAAACGTTGCAGGTGAATGGCGACGCCCTGACCGCGTCGCTCGGACCCCCGGAGGGCCGCTGACATGTCGGACATCGTCACGCCGCGCGAACTGACGCTGCCGCTCGCCGACGGCCGCACGGTGACCGTCTGGGCCGAACTCAATCACGGCCAATACATCGCCATGCTGTCGCGGATGTACACCGAGGCGAAGGACGGCGCGCTGCGGCGCGATGTCATCAAGACGACCGATGCGACGGTGATCGCGTACCTGATCGACTGGACGCTGACCGACCCGCAGGGCGACCGCCTCGAGGTCCGCGGCCTGGCGCCCGACGCCGTGCAGGACGTGCTCAACAACCTGCGGCAGCCGGTCGCGCAGGACGTGAAACGGGTGATCGAGGCGCATCATGCGCAGCTCGAGGCGGCCGGCGAGGCGCTAAAAAAAACCGATATTACCGACGCCTCGTCGGGCACACCCTCGCCGTCTGCCAGCGCAGCGGCCTGAGCTGGGACACCGTGCAGACCTTGCCCGAAGCCACGTTCGCTATCCTGGCCGACGACCTGTCGCGAAAGTAACCGAATGCCGCTCACAGGCGCACTGCAAGCCGATTTCTCCGATTTCGTCACCGAGGCGAACAAGGCCAGCGCCGCGCTCGGCGTCATGGAAGCGGAAGGGAAAAAGACCGGCGCCACGCTCGCGAAAACCGGACAGGCGGTCGACGGCATGGCGTCGAGTGGCGCCGGCCTGACGCAGCTCTCGAGCGGCCTGCGCCTGGTCGACCAGTCGGCGAACGCGATGGGCATCAGCCTGGCGAAGCCGATCGGCATGATCGACGAGCTCGGCCAGGTGGCGGGCAAGACGACCGCCGACCTGGGCGCGCTCGGGACGGCCGGCGCCGTCGCCGGCGCCGCGCTCGCCGGCTGGTCGGTCGGCCGCTGGCTCGCCGACCTGACCGGGTCGGATGAAATCATCGGCCGGCTGACGGCCAACCTGCTGGGCATCGGCGACGCCGCCGAGGTCGCCGGCTACAAGCAAGACATCCTGGCGAAAGCCAGCGCCACATCGGGCCGGACGATTACCGACCTGAACGAGGCGATGACCATCAACTACGACGCGGTCAAGCAGCACACCGCGGCCGTCGACACCGCGATCCATCGTCAGGCGCTGTGGGAAAAAGAAATCCGCGCGCATCGCGATGTGTTGCCTGAGATCACCGCGGCGCTCGCGAACCATACCGCGACGACCAAGCAGCTCGAGACGCAGTACGGCATGACCGCGGCGGCGATCGAGTACTACGTCCAGAAAACCAAGACGCAGACCGCCGCGCAGGACGAGGCGACGCGGAAAACCGAGGCGGCGGCGGCGGCGCTCGAGAAACTGCGCGGGTCGATGTTCGGCACCGACGACATTGCCAGCGCGCAGCAATACATGGCGGCGCTCGGCACTGTCTCGAACCTGACGAAGATGACCGCCGACGAGCAGGGCAAGCTCAATACCGTCCTTGGGACCGCCATCGACGCCTACACGCGCGCCGGCGAGGTCGCGCCGCAGGCGATGCGCGACCTGTATATCGAAACCATCAAACTGCCGGCGGTTGTGACCGGGCTCGGCACTGAGTGGGGCAACGTCGGCACGAAGGTCACGATCACGGCCGACCGCGTCATTGCGGACCTCCAGCGCATGGCCGAGGCGACCGCCGCCTACGAACAGGAAACCCAGCGCATGGTCGACGAGGCGCAGCAAGTGCAGCCGCCGATCGCCGCGGCGCGGCAGGAAGTCGAGCGGATGACGGTCGCCATGCAGGACCTGGGGCGGACGAATCAGTCCGTGTGGGAATCCATGATCGCCGGGCGCGAGCTCGTCGACGCCTACGCGAAAGCCGGCGTCGCCACGGGCTCGCAGATTGCCACGGGCGGCTATCAGTTCCAGCGCCAGCGCGAGGTCGGGATCATGCCGACCAGCGCCAACGTCGGCAGCACGCTCAACGTCAACGTCAACAGTACCGAGGCCGGCGACATCGCCACCAAACTGGTCGGCGAGATGAAGCGCAGCGGCTACCGGCTGTAATGGCGGCGCTCTCTCCGTCGCATCGTGAAGGCTGCGCGCGGCTCAATCGCGCGCGGCTGAAAGCGTTTCGGCTGAACGTCTACGAGCCCGTCGCGCAGGGCGCCATCGGCGGGATCGTCGTCGGCGGCGGCGGCCCGGGTACCGGGTTCCGCATCGAGGGGGCGAGCGTCGAGCAGATTCTGAACGATCAGACCGACACCGCCGCCGTGCGCACGGGCGGCATTACCGCGAACGCCGGGCAGACGATCGCGATCTACAGCGGCGACGCGATTGCCGCGCACCAGATTTTCGGCGGGCGCATCATCGCGACGACGCAGCTCTATGAAGGGCGGAAGCAAAACATCGCGAAGGATCTGCGCTGCGTCGATCCGACGTGGCTGCTGAATCGGCGCACCGTGCTCGCCAGCTTCCCGCTGCCGACGTATGCGAGCGATATCATCGGCATGCTCGTCGCGGGCTGGGGCGTCGGCGCGATTGGCGCGGCGGCCTACATCACGATCCCCCGCACGCAGGCGTACATCGTCGACCAGATCACGTTTACGAATGAGTACTTGCCGGTGTGCTTGACCGCGGTGTGCGAGCGCGTCGGGGCGCATTGGTATGTGGATTACGCGAACAACCTGCACGCCTTCATCGACGAGTCGCCCGACGCCAACAGCATCACCGACGCGACGCCGCACGGCGCCGCGGATCTCGCGCTCACGGAAGATCTCTCGCAAGTCGTGACGAAGGTGATCGGGCGCGGCGGGGGCGCGAGCGCCGCCGTCGATACGCCCGTCGGTGCGACCGAACTGCCCGTCGACGAAGGCGTCGACGCGACGATCTATTCGCTGTCGGGCGGGCTCGTCGAGACGGGCGCGCAGGTGCTCACGTACGCGGGCATGCGCGGCCGCGGCGGGCTCGGCGCCTTCATCGGCACCGGCAATGCGCCGAGCGGCGCGCCCAGGCCGGAGCCGCTCGGCGGCAGCTCGCACACCGTCGGCGCCACGTACAAGTACGCGGCGAGTTTCACGACGGCGACGGGCGAGACGCTGCCTGGACCAGTCGGATCAATCACGATTTCCAATATCCCGCTGGCGGCGCCGATTCCCCCGACGGCGCGCACGCGCGGCGGGGGCACGTATCCGCCAGGCGCGCTCTCGCCGGGCGGTACGTCGATGCGCTTCGCCTTGCAGATCAGTTATGTCGGCGGCGCGTTCGGGCCAATGAGCGCGCCAAGCCCGTCGTACACGTGGGACGGCAACGATTGGGAGATCTACATCGGCGCGCGCACGGATCTCGCGGGCGGCGGCTTCTGGTATCCCGCCATCGAGTCGAGTTTCGTCGCACCGGTCGCGTCGATCATGGTGCACCGTTCCGACAATGGCGGCGCGTGGATGCCCGCCGTGAATTTCCTGCCAAGCTCGTACTTGGGCAGCGCGCCGGGATGGTGGGGCGGGAATTGCCAGGGGTACACGGGCGGCGCGATCCCGGCGTCGAGCGGCTTCGGCTCCGTCGTCGTGCGCGCGATCCCCGTCGGCGCGGCGTCGGGCATCACCGGGCGTAAGCTCTATCGCACCGTCGCGAATGGCAGCGCGCTCAAGCTGCTCACCACCGTCACGAACAACGTCGACACGAGCTTCGCCGACGGCATCGCCGACGCCGCGCTCGGGGCGGCGCCGCCCGTTGGGGATACCTCCGCGATCAAAGACGAAGGGCAGGTCCTGCCGGGCGCGGCGTCGCTGCCCGTCTCGTCGACGCAGCCCTTCGCCGACGACGTGGGTCCTGGCGGTACCGGGGGCTGGGCGCGCGTCGGCACGATGCCCGTGCGCTATACCGGCATCGGGGCAGGCGTGCTCACCGGGATCCCGGCGAGCGGCAACGGATCGATCACCGCGGCGACGCGCTACGGCACGCAGGTGCTCGTCCAGCCGCGCCTGATCGGGATTCCGCCGTCGGGCACCGGATCGATCACGCTCGCGATCCTGCGCGGCGACACCGTCACGATCCGTATTGAAAAGACCGACGCCGCGGCGCGCGACGTGATGGCGGCGCGGCTCGTGCCGTTTACGGGCGCGGCGGTGAATCCCGACTACGGGATCATCGAGCTCGTCGTGAGCGACTCGCGCTTCGGGCTCGTCGAGTTGCAGGATCACATCGACGCGACGTTGCAAGATCGCAAGGACCCGCAGCTGACGATCACGTTCACGTCGCGCGATCTCACGTTGCAAGTCGGGCGGCTGATCACGGTGAACACGACGCAGCCGCCGATCTCGGGCACGTTCCGCATTCACAAGATCGCGCTGT